GATCTCATCAAAAGATTCTTCATTAGTCTTGATTCGAACCGAAGGATTATCGGTTGTGTAAATCGAAAAACAATCATTAGAGAACTTAACTAGCATAATTACTCTCCTTAAGAATTTTCATTAGAGCCAAATCTTTTGCTTTTGTTTCTAGATCAAGATAGAAATCTTTTCCATAATCATCAGGAAGCGAATTAATATAATCAGAGTGAGCAGTTCGATTACATACAATTCCTTCATGAATCGCTTTTGATTCTGAATAATGGAATAGAGGAACCTCTTTCCAAGTAGAGAAAGCCATATCGAATGCTTCTTCTTCAGTTAATTCATATTCATTACCATTATATAACGAATGATGGAAGAAGTCAAACGTCAGAGGAATTCCAATCTTCGAGTGAATATCCAAGAATAGATGAGATGTAGAATATGACGATTGTTTATCATCATTCTCCACAACAAGTCTCTTCTTCATACTATCAGATAATCTTCCAAAGTTTGCACAGAATCGATCGGAAGTCTCTTCGGAATAAGACATTCCAACATGGATATTAATTGGATAAAATTCACTGGCCTCAAGACCCATATGATTCATGATAGAATTGTGAATCTCTAAATCTTTGATCGAATTTAGAACAACATTCTCTTTCATCGATCCCAACTTAACAAATGGACCAGGATGAAATGATAATCTCATATCATAATATTTTGCCAAAGACCCAATATCTTGTAGGATGCTTTTAATTTTCGACCAATCAGGAAGATCTTCGAATACATATTCTGAAGCCCAAGGAAACATCTCGGAAGACATGCGGAAATTCTTAATCTTATTCTGGCCATTCCAATCTACAATCCTGAGTAGATCTGACACGTTCTGAACAATAAGATCCGACGCATAATCTATTCCTTTTGTGAGGAATGTATCTTTGCGCATGGTTCTATTAGAAGTAAGTCCTAATGATTTCTGGAGAGTAAGATTAATGCAACAATATCCAGGATAAATCACAATTGATCCCAACCTTCTGTTTCAAGAGTATAATATACTTTCTTGATATCAAATTCAAATATTGCCCGCATACAACCAGAACAAGGTTTCGCCAACCCATAGACTATACTATTAGTCAAAATATCATACTTAACACGACAAACATATAGACTAACTTTCTTGAAATCTTCTACATCTATTTGTCTCAATGCATTCTTAATTGCAGATATCTCTGCGTGTAGATAGATAGACAGATCTTTGTTTGTTGCATATTTAGCTTGGAGTGGAGATGATTTCATAGAATTTACTCCAACCGAAACTATCTTGTTTTTGTAAACAATAGCGGCAGCAAGTTTAGCGCCAGAAACTTTCGGATTAGCTATCGCTATTTGTTTGAGGAGAGAAAAGACTCTAGAGATCTTCAGCTCAGATTCCATACATTAAGTATACCGTATCCGACGGGTAAAGTCAAGCTCATCAAAAATTAAAATATTTTAATTTTGTTCGGTAGATCGAGTCGTCAATCTCTTTCAAGAATTCGAACCAATTACTCGCAATCTTGACATTTAGATAATCACACACCATCTTGACATTACCATATCTCCAAAAATCTTCTGTACAATACACAATCGTTTTTCGACCGGATTTACCGATCGATCTTCCGAATAAGCCTAATTCTAGTAACGTAATAGGAGATTTAGTATTCGGATCAAAATAATAACAGTTAATATCTGAATTTTCTTGACACCGCAATTCCCACATCACTTGTTCGTGAAATCTTGGATCATCCGGATGCTGCCTCCAGGATGAATCCCAGTCATCACGACGGGGATTCATAACAACAACATCTTCATGAAGAGATAGATGTTGGATTACACGGTCTTGCCAATTATCAGCGATACCCATCTCAATAGATCCACCAAGAAAGATGGTGATATTTTCAAGGTGCTTTGCAGTCAACTTAGTTGGAGGTTTGATTACATTAAACATATAAACTATCCAATTCTTCTTTCGCAATTTCAGCCATCCAATCAATAACGTCAATAACTTCGACATTATCAGAAATACCAGACTCTGTGAAAGAATTTGTTGTGTAGATCTTATCAAAGTATTTCGATAGATCATCGAATCCTTTCGAGAAGATTCCGTGTGTCACAAACAACCGAAGATTTGGGATCTGCAACTTTTCAGCAATACCCAAGAAAGTTCCACCACCATCACAGATATCGTCGATGATATAAGAATTTCGTGTCGTGTCTTTGATTGCTGGAACTTCGAAACCAAGAAATCTGCCAGTAACAGGATCACGTTTCTTTTTGCAGTAATATTTCGGATGATTATCGGAAAGCATATCAGCATATCTATTCTTCGCACCTTCATCCGGAAAGATAATATTTGCTTCAGGATCAGTTACAAGAATTTCTTGAATAATCTTATTAATCGGAATATCTTTATACTCATAATCAAACCTGTTAGAATGACAATCTAAAGTATAGATTTTTGCATATGGCCAGACGCAGGTAATGATATTCAAGAAAACTTTCTTACCGAGACAATCTCCTTCTACGAAGCGACGATCGGCTCTTGAATATGGAAGATAAGGAATCACAACAGCAATATTATTGGATGGCATAGACAAAGTAATATCGTTGATTGCATCTTGCAACAGAAGCAACTTCATTACATCATCGGAATTCTTAATTCGATGAATTAAGACAACACCAAAACACGAAGTCAATGCTTTGATAGTTTCGGGTTTGAGGCGAACCTGAAGTTCGCCTCCTGGATACTTAAACCACTCGTACGAATTTTCGTCGATACGCAATACATTACGATTGGACACGAACACGCTCCTTAATGGTTTCAAACTTCACTTTATTCAGTATACCGTCTTTCAAGATGCAAGTCAAGTCGCAATTTTCAAGTTCTTCGAGAGTCGCTTCTTCCTTACAAATCCAGTTGTTATTTTCTGGAGTCCAATCTGGAGCCTTGTAGACAGCAAGAATACCTTTACGAGATTTCTTCATTCCAGAATCAGTCTTTGGATCCTTAAAGATAGGAATGATTTTTCCATCTTTTTCGATAGCAGTCGCCTTCATTGCGAATCCGAAAGTGTCTCTTGTGACATACTCATAAGTATATGACCCGACACCAAACACCATATTATATGGTGAGATCTTCAATTTCTCAACGATGCCAGATAGAATCTGGCGTGCACGATCCAACGTAATCGAATCACCATAGATACAACCTGCTTTGTTGATCATACGATTATGATCCAAACCAAAAACTTCTTTCAGAAGAGCCAAGACACCAAGATCAGCTGGTCCATTACCTCGTTCTTGAATGCTAGAATTATTCTTGCCTAGTACAATCTCAACAGGATCACCGGAATCAGGACGAATAACAATCTTACCGTTACGAGCAATGATTTTATCTTTCAAACGAGGCATGAAGTCTGTTAGAACAGTCCACAGATCCCAAGTATCAGAAACGATCGAAACGATTCCTTCTGGATAGATATCTTCAACTAGACGACGGAAAGTTTCAAATTCGTCTTCTTTACCACCAGCACACATAACAGAGTGCTCTGTAGCAGGAACAGAAGAACCTGTCGTAGCAATGTTTGCATCATAATAATGCTCAGCTGCTAGAATAGCAGGGATAGTATCAGTTCCATTGAACGATAGAAGGTGACCCATACCAGAAGCTACTGCATCACCTAGAGACGACATACCACGCATGGAGAAATCGTGGAATTGATAATCGATGAAACCAAAATCAGTCTCTCCTGCTTTTCGTGCCCATTCCATACCAATCTTACGATATTCAAGAGCAGTCGTTGCCGAAGTGTATGGTTTCCAAATAGATAGAGAAAGAATCGTTTCTAGGAAATTAGGAAGCCAGAAAGCGTGGTCGACTGTATTGTAAATGACAAGAGATGGAATTCCAATATTAACCGAATATCCTTCCGGAATTGCGTAGATGTTAATAGGAAGACGTCCTTCATCATGAAGTGCCTTGATGTGGTCTGTTTTGGGATTCTGAATTCCAAGAGTTTTAGAGATTACACGGACATATTCTGCTTCTACTTCGATCCAAGGCACAGAGAAAAAGCTATTATCGAATTCCTTCAGAAGATCAAGTAGAAAATACTGGTGTCCAAAAACAACAATTTTTTCAATACCAGGGACACGAGATTTTCGTGCAGTCCAATTTGAGTAGACTCGTGTCACTCCTTCTGGATATTGGCGAACGTGATCAATCTTGTAGAAGTCTGCTAAGAGAACTGGGATGGTGTTCATAATTAACCTTTCTTTATTCATTATACTAAATATAGAATCAGAAAGCAAGCTTTACTTAAAAATAGTTGCCAAAAACAGGAAGAACCCAGCAAGCAAAAACAAACCAAGGAATATTGCGGCTGGAATCCAAAGAGGAGAGAGTACCCAAAGCCAAGACCAGGTAATGTGACCAGTTAATTTCAATCCGATGAATAGTAGTCCAAACATCGGATTGAAAGAGAACGAAACATTGAAGTTTTTTTCAGAAGCCATTTCAGTTTAATATTCCTTTCAATCGGTACATACCCATTATAGCGTACTGAGTCAAGCATGTAAAGGTTTTCTAGAAAAAATAAAAAAAAAAAAGAATATCTCCTTTATTTTCAATATCTTACTGCAAACTATTGATTCTAAAGAGAATATTCTTTCGAAAAAAACTTGCTTCGGTTGAATGGATAAGGTATAATGGTTCTATGAAAAGGAAAACTGTTCGGGTGACTGATGTTGTCGATACTGTGAATCGAATTTTAGATGTTTCCACGTGTTCTGTCGATACTCGCTGGGGCATGATTGCTGTTCTTGAACAGATTCTTCACGACTCAGGAAATTACAAGGGATATAATAATGTCAAAGACGGAAAGATTTGTGGATACAAAGAACAGCCTGATGACACGAGACGATATTATTATGGCGGGACGAAGTAAGTTGTTTTGTTTGGTGTTGTGGTATTGCTGAAATTTATGGTCGCAGTTAATTTTGATTGACGACTAAACCGCAATTTAGTAAAATAATTCTAAGGAGAAATAATTATGAAGAAGATTCTTACAGAAGTACAGGGCGAAGGTTTGGTTGCCCTTCTAGGTGAGCATGTGATGTTGTTCTGTGCGAACTACATCTATGCTGGTACACTCACTGGAGTGAACGATACATGTGTCCTTCTAGACGATGCGAAGATTGTTTATGAGACTGGTCCGTTCAGCGATGCGAAGTACAAGGACGCTCAGAGTCTTCCTACCAAGTCTTGGTATATCCAGACTTCTGCGATTGAGTCTTTCGGCATCGGCAAGAAGGGTTAAGTGATGGGGGATTTAAAATCCCCCATCCTTTTATTTGTTCTATGAAAAATATGTTTACAAGAGAACTTGTAAAAATATTGCATCTAGATCTGGTTCTAATTCATCTGGTTGGTCGGTAGCAACTTGGACTCCTACATCATGAAGAAATCAATTTACAAAAGAAATATTGGGTCTAGGTCTTGGTCTGGGTCTAGGTCTTGGTCTTGGTCTGGGTCTTGGTCTGGGTCTTGGTCTGAGTCTAGGTCTAGGTCTGAGTCTAGGTCTAGGTCTGAGTCTAGGTCTGGGTCTGGGTCTGGGTCTTGGTCTTGGTCTAGGTCTAACTAAAAATATGATAAAGAAATCAATTTACAAAAGAAATATTGGGTCTTGGTCTAGGTCTGGGTCTAGGTCTGGGTCTGAGTCTAGGTCTGAGTCTTGGTCTTGGTCTGGGTCTGAGTCTAGGTCTGAGTCTGGGTCTTGGTCTAGGTCTTGGTCTGAGTCTTGGTCTAGGTCTGGGTCTGGGTCTAGGTCTAGGTCTAGGTTTAGGTCTGGGTCTAGGTCTAGGTTTAGGTTTAGGTCTGGGTCTAACTAAAAATATGATAAAGAAATCAATTTACAAAAGAATTATTTGGTCTAGGTCTGGGTCTGAGTCTGGGTCTAGGTCTTGGTCTGAGTCTGGGTCTTGGTCTTGGTCTTGGTCTTGGTCTGAGTCTTGGTCTGGGTCTAGGTCTTGGTCTGGGTCTGGGTCTTGGTCTTGGTCTGGGTCTGAGTCTGGGTCTTGGTCTAGGTCTAGGTCTGGGTCTAGGTCTGGGTCTAACTAAAAATATGATAAAGAAATCAATTTACAAAAGAATTATTTGATCAATGTAGTATAATTGTATACAACTGACAAGGTTATTAATAATGATTATTTCACATTCTCCTGATAATAATGTTGTTCTTTCTTCTATTGATAGAACAGATGAATTTAAAATCAAGAATTCTTCGAAAGCATTCTCGATTTTAAGTTCTGGTTTATATGCAAATAAGATTAAAGCGATTATTCGAGAACTTTCTTGTAATGCTTATGATTCGCATGTGGCAGCAGGAAAGAAGGATATTCCGTTTGACGTACACCTTCCTAATCGTATTGAACCATGGTTCTCTATTCGTGATTATGGAACTGGTCTAGATGACACACAAGTGAAATCTATCTATACAACTTATTTCGAATCAACGAAAACGCATTCGAATGAATTCGTTGGTGCACTTGGACTTGGTTCCAAATCACCATTCAGTTATACTGAAAACTTCAGCATCACTACGATTAAGAACGGTAAGTGTTGGATTTTTAGTGCGTTCGTGAATGAACATGGCATCCCTTCCATTGCGTCTATGGGAGTTTCTGATACGACAGAACCGAACGGCGTTGAGATTAAATTTTCAGTAGATAACCAAGACGATATCGTTAAGTTTGTCACAGAAGCTCCTAACGTATTTATCTGGTTCGAGACACAACCAAATATCTCCGGTAATAGAGAGTATACATTATCTTTCGATTACGTCGTTAAAAGAGAAAAGAATTACGAAGAACAGAATATCATACCAGGAATTCATGTATTATCTACAAGAGGTTATGGTACTAGTAAAGCTCTGATGGGAAATATCTGTTATCCTATTGATGTTCCAAACGCAAAAACGAATTTAACGGATAAACTGCATTCTTTACTATCCAATAATCTTGTAATGGAATTCAATATTGGAGAATTAGATTTCCAAGCTTCTCGAGAAGGTTTGGCTTACACTCCGTTGACTATTTCTTCAATCAAGAATAAACTTCAAAAGTTAAGTGATTCATTGTACTGTATTCTAGATGAACAAGCTAAACAACACAATCATAATTCTTGGTTTCTTGCAGATTTCTTAGTTAATAAAAATTCTCTTCCTATTTGGAAGATGACTGTGACAGAATATGTAAATAATAATAACTTAAATGTTGTCGCAATTAACAAATACAATAATTTACATGAAATCTATTACAATGTAATTTCTATTTCGCGAGAAAAGTGTTCTGAATTCAATATTTCAATTAATTCTTTCGAAAAGGATTCGTATTCTGGAAGAACTAGAAGATATGATCTAAATAACTCTGGCATTAATATGTATCAAACATGTTCAAAATACAAGTTCATTATTAATGATACGACTATTGGTGCTGGAGAAAGATGTAAACGATATATCGATAATCTAGAAACAGGACACAAGATAAAGAAATTTATCCTTTTACAGAAAATCGATAAAGATAAAGATATGAATCTTGAAGAATTCTTCAAGTCAATAAGTAATCCACCAGATGATATTATCATAAATGTTTCTACCCTTCCGGAATTGGAAAAGAAAAAGAGAACCAAAGATGTAACAGTTGTTAAAATACAAGAAGATAATAGAAAATATTACAATCCAAATTATACTTGGAAAGAATGTGGTAAATTACAAGATCTAAATAACACGACGAATACCATGTATTATATTCCTCTTTCTGGGTATAATGTTATTTCAAATTACACTACTGACTTTAAAGGAGTCTATAAATTATTGAAAGAATGTGGTTTTTTTGGACCGATTGGTTCACGTATGACTATTTATGGAATCAGAAAAGGGGATATTGAATCACTTTCGAATTATCCAAATTGGATAAATATTGAACGTGTTATTATCGATAAATTACAATCCGAAAAAGAATCCATTAAGAATCGAATTTATGCAGATTTGAATATTGACTGCATCAATAAATTCAAGTATAATAAAAATATATTGGATAAATTGAATGATAATTCTCCATTCAAGAAAGTTGTTCAAGAATTCAATATAACAAATAATTCGAAAAACAACAAACCAGGTTCAATTAATTCCTATATGATGTTGGCGAATATATATTCCAACGATAATATCTATAAAGAATTAAAGGAATTCCAGTTGGCGGCAGAAACTAAAGTGCAAACAATTTTAAATAGATATCCATTATTACGTTATATGGTTGATATTGATTCTTATTTGTTTGAAACAGACAAAAATAGATATGATGTATTTGCAGGATACATTAATTTAATTGACGATCAGAAAAAGGAGTTAACATGTTCCCTTACTTAATTCAAGGTTCTAACATTATTATTGTGATTGGGTCGAAGACTCATACAATCAACAAACAACATCTTTCTTATAACAAGATTGTAGATGCCATCAAGACAAGCGATTGGGATACTGTGAAGGATCTCATTGAACCAAAGAAAGCCATTCTGAAGTATGGTGCTGGGAATATCTCAATCCAAGGTGACAAGATCTTCTGGAAGGATGAGGAGTTCACTAATTATTTATCAGATAAGATTGTTTCTATGTTCCAAGAAGGATTTCCAATTGAACCGATGGTTCTATTTATGGAGAATCTAATGAAGAATCCATCGAAGCGTGCAGTTAACGAACTGTATGGTTTCTTGGAAAAGGGGAAAATGCCTATTACTTCAGATGGTTGTTTCCTTGCTTACAAGCGTGTCCGTTCTGATTATAAAGACGTACATAGCGGAACATTCGATAATTCAGTAGGCAAGATCGTTCAGATGGAACGAAATAAAGTAGACGACGACAAGGATCGAACTTGTTCCAGCGGTTTACATTTCTGTTCTGAAGAATATCTAAAGCATTTCTCTGGTGAACGAATTATGATCTTGAAGATTAATCCACGTGATGTGGTTTCAATTCCTGCAGATTATAATGATTCTAAGGGTCGATGCTGCCGTTATGAAGTTATCGGAGAACTTGGAGCCGAAACGAATCCTAAGGATGCTTTCCAAGAGCCAGTACAAGATAATGGTATTGGTATCTGGATTGAAGTTGGGTAAAAGATATTGCGCTTGTAGCATAATGGTAATGTAGAAGATTCTAAACCTTCGAGATGAGAGTTCGATTCTCTCCAAGCGCACCAAATTAAAAGAGGAATATATGACATAGAAGACTAAAATTAAGTGTGAATATTTGATTTTTCACTTCAATAAGAAACATCTTGAAGATCCTTCCATTCCAATGTGGTCGATCAAAGCAAAAGGTGAAACTTATTATGTGAAGCATGTAGATTGTGCTCTACCATGGAGCACAAAAGAAACTCCTGATAATCCTCATACAAAAGGATCTATCAAAATCAAAAATTGTACTTTGACAATAGACTATCTAGATAATGCTTATATAACGGGAGAGTAAAATCTCCCGTTTCATTTTTTTATAAATACTCTTGGAGTATAATAGTCATGTTCACAATTAATTCAGCAACCAATCCTAATGATCGAAATCTTAATAATTATTATCTAAAACATTTTAAAAATAATAATAAATTGTCTCAAGAATTGAAGAAACAAATAACACCAAAACTTATTTCTGATGCTATCAAAGAAGCAATATCACAATCAAAAAAAACCAAGGACAAGGGATATAAATTAGAATTCACAATCGACGGTATAAAACCCGTAGAGGAACAGTAATGTTATCTTTTAAATCTTTTCTTATACTAGAAGGTGGCGTCGGGGGCCACATGGCGCATGTTTTTGACATATCTTCAACTGGAAAAGAATTGATTGGAGTATTTAAGGAAGCAATCAAATTCATCAATTCTGGTAAGACATCTGTTAAGATAGATGGAATCAATGCTTCACTTCGTTTGGTTGAAGGAAAATTTGTTCTAGATCGTGGTTCGGCAAAGCCTTTGGATATTAAAGGAATTCGTCCAGAAGATTTGGAAGATAGATTTGGACAAGGACATGGATTTGTTGAAAAAGGAAAGAAGATAATTGACATTTTTGACACAGCTTATCCGAAAATTAAGCCAGAATTGGAGAAACTTGGTCTTTTAAATAATCCTAATATCTTATTCAATACTGAGTATGTTGAAGGTAAGACTAATGTTGTTCAATATGAAGGAATCGATAATTTCTTAGCAATCCATGGATTAAAAGAAATTAAGGTTAATAAGACAAATCCAAAGACTGGCGTTGTTACATCAAGAGTAGCTTCCAATATTTCATTCGATCAAACAACAATGGCTTCTCTTATCAAGAAATTAGATGAAGTTGCAAAAGCTTTTGGATTTAAAGTTCTCGGTAATGTTGGTGTAACATTCAAAGAGAACCCTGATTTAACCAAGGTTTTATCAGAAGAGATTACTCTAAACGAACAAACTAAAACGCTTGGAGAATGGTTATCTAATCTGACATTTAAGACTCCTCTAATTACAAGAGCAAAATTCATCCAAATTATGAACTCAGATAAGAAAGATCTTACTGAGAAACAACTTACAGATTATCTAGTTTATATTGCAACTATTCGCCTTGGTGATGAAATTCTTAATAGTTCAACTTCAGATCTAGGCGATCTTAAAGGTCAAGAAGGAATCGTCATAAGAAGATCTGATAATTCTTTATACAAAATAACTGGATCGTTTATTCTTCGTGGATTAGAATCTACATTTGGAAAGTAATATGTCTAAGAAATATTTCGCACGTCTATCTAAGTCTACAGCTACTAAAAGAAAAACATTCTGGAAGAAACTTGGTTCTTATCCGTTCACTAAAGATGAGTATGATCGTGCGGAAAAAGTTCCTGGAGATGCGAAGTCTGAGACAAGACCATCGCAATATAATAAGAAGTATAGAGAAATGTATGAAGCAGTACATAATGAAGCTCCTTATCTAAAATGGGGTATTATTTCTCCAACTGGTAAAGTTATTTCTGGCGATGAATATAAAAGTAGTGATAATTTGAATCATGCATCATTTCTTGTCAGACTTGGGTTAGAAAAAGAATACGATCTAAATGGGAAAAATTCGAACTATTCAAGATATGCTATTTTGAAGGATGTCTATGGATTAACCTCAATAATAACCATACCAGGTCGTGCAAAAATTGATTCTGTTATAAAAGCATGGAAAAATATTCCGATGGGAGATGATATATTAATCTTACTTAGTAAGTATAATGATGATGAATATGAAGGTCCTTCATCTAAAGCTCTATCGTGGTTAAAACAATATAAATCAAAAGTACAAGAAGAATATGACGAAATCAGTGAATCCAGATCAATCAAGGCGCTTCAAAAGAAAGCAAAAGCTTCTGGTGTTCCTTATTCTATCTTGAAGCGAGTTTATAATCGTGGTATGGCTGCTTGGGTTACAGGACACAGACCAGGTGCAACACAATCTGCTTGGGCATTTGCAAGAGTCAATTCGTTCCTAACAAAAGGAAAGACTTGGTATGGGCCAGATGCAGATCTCGCGAAGAAAGCAAGAAAGTATCTACAAGAAGCTCATTTTATACCACAATATTTTGATTGGGGCTGGATTGATGATCGTGGAAATATTCAATATCCAGAAGAGCATGATAGAACACATACATCTATTCTAAGAAGATTAACAGAAAAACAACCTGAATATAATTTGGGCGATAGGCCAACAGAAACTGATGCAACAAAACAAGGTTGGATTCGTTGGGTAGTTGAATACAGCAATTCTGAATTTGTTTTATTTTTCAATACAAAGAAATTGATTAAAACGATAAAGATGTATAGATCTATAGAAAATATTGTAAATAAACATAAAGATTCGTCATATATTTCATTTGATTTGCCTAGAAAATTTATACAATCTAGAACGAGGAACGAATTCATGTTAGAGCTATCTAAGGTATTTGGAATAAAAGAAGATCAAGATTACGAAATAGAAATGATTTCTGGACAATTAAAGAAAATTATAGATCTATCTACAGATACCTTGAATATTATCCAGAATCAGTCAGAAATTCCTGCATGGATTCAAGATAAGATCTCAGTTTCTACTCATAACGCAGAAGCAATATTTGATTACTACAATTATTCGGAAGAAAAGATTCAAGAAGAAACGCAGATGAAGAAAGTTGTCATATTTCCAGGTGGTTTCCATCCATTCCATAAAGGCCATTATTCGGTTTATACTGCAATCAAAAAGAAATTTCCAGATGCAGATGTATATGTTGCTTCAACAAACGAACAAACCGAAAGACCATTTTCATTTGAAGATAAAAAATATCTAGCAAGTCAACTAGGAGTTCCTGAGAAATCATTCGTTGAAGTAAAGATTCCATATGTTGCTACAGAGATTACACGGAAATATGATAAAAAGAATACGATAGTTATCTTTGCTATTTCTGGAAAAGATCCAGATAGAATCTCTTACACAAAGAAAGATGGTACACCAGGATACTTTGCAGAATGGACTGGTGAAAATGTCGAACCATTTGAATCAAAAGGATATATCTTTATTGCACCAACGGTAGATTTTAAGATTGCAGGTAAACAAGTTGATTCTGCTTCAATGATTAGACAAATGTATAAAGAAGCTAGAAATGATTCAGAAAAGAATCAAATTATCAAAGATATGTATCCTGGTAGTGATGAGGTACCAGAAGTTTTCGAACAAATTAAATATATATTAGACAAAAATTTGATAGATCCGAAGGCTACCCCTCCGAAGGCACGCCCAACTTCTACAAAGCCAAAGGCACCCCGTCCATCTTCCTCATCTCCGAGAACACGGGCCATAGCATCAGCCCGCTCGTCCGCTCCCAGGTGGACGCCTTCCTCAAGGAGCACGGGGACCGATTCTACACAAGAATCAGTAGAAATTATTTCTGAAACTATCAGATGCAGTAAGAAGACTGGTAAGAAGATTTGTTTCGTATTTTCTGAAAAAGGTAAGAAGATGGGTGGTCCATCTTCTGAAACGAAAGCCAAGAAAAGACTAAGACAGATTTAATTCTTCAAGCATTTAAATAAATAAAGATAAGGAAAGAAAATGAAAACTTTTTCACAAATAAGAAACGAAATCAATATCCAAAATAATTCTTTATTGACTGAAGAATTCAAGATCTTTGGCGTAGATGAGACGAATTTAATTGAATCAATAGATATTCTATCTAAGAATTTAATTCTAGCTTCTCTGATTGCAGAACAGATTTCTGATTCAGAAATTAAAGAGATTGTCGATTCAATTCCACTAGATGTAGATAAATTAGAAGATTATATGATTCAAACCAAGAACAATATTGTAATTGTTAATTGGGATGGATCAAAAGCTTCTGTAGAAGTAGACGGAAAGAAAATTGAAATTTCTGGTGTTGTAACTAATCCGGAAGCTCTACGTAGTGCAGTAGAAGGAATTCTTCAAGATTATCCTATGTCTGAAGAAGTTACACAAGATGATTTGGCAGATGTTCTATATAATATTCCAACAGATACAAAAGAGTTAATTGGTAAAGAATTTGATATAAATGGCGATAAGTTATCTGTAGACTGGAATTCGGAATCTGGCGCAGTAAAAGTTTCATTGAATGGGAAATCGATTGGTATTAAAGATAAAGCATATGACTTAGAATCATTGGCACAAGCAATTATGAAAGCTGTTGGATCAGATTCTAAAGAAAAAGAAGAACCAAAGAAAGATGATAAGCCTGTAACTGATCCTGAAACGAAGAAGAAATTGGCAGTACTTAATACAATAATCAAACCAAGATTAATTTACAAATATGCAAATACAAGTACAGATAGAAATAGAGTAATTGCAGCTCTAACTGATTATATTAAAACTGGTTCAGATGAATCAAAGACAACTGCCGATTTAGATCAAAGAGCTCTAGTGGATCTTCTATTTGATTTAGTTGATGTATTAGTTACAAATAGAAATCTAGCAACTCTAGTTACAAAGAATGCAACAGCTGCTTCAGTTTCTGAATCTGTTATTCTTGAAGCAAAGAAGAAATCAAAGAAGAAGCCGCCTACAGAAGAAGGTGTCGATGTTAAGTTAGATATGCTTTTGAAACTTGGTCTTGTTGATCAGAAGCTATACAATAGAGCAAAGAAAGCTCTTTCGAATAAGAAAGCAGCTGGAACAGTTCCTTATTTAAGAAATCTTCTATTTGATTTATTGGATAGATTAATTTCTTATATCAAGAAAGATCCTACTCTATATAATAGAATTAGAATCAACGTCATGAAAGAAATGAAAGGAATTCTTCCAACAAAGAAAGATCTTGATGAAGCATCATGTGCTGGAAAGAAAGCTGCCGAAGAAGGTAAGGGAAAAGAAGTCCCTGAATCATATTCAAGACACTACTTCACAAAAGAAGCTTGGTTAGAAGGTTTCGATTCTTGGGATGGAACTATAACTAATATTAATTCGGAAGAGGAAGAAATGAAAACATTCAAAGAATTTAATGAAACATTCAAAGAAGAACAAGAAACAAATGAATCGGTAAAGTTATCTGAATTAAATATTATTAATGATGTTATAAATGGATTGGAGATCTTATCAACAACTCCTTTTGCAAATCTAGAAGAAGCTGAGAGCGAAATTAAATCTCTATTAGGAACTATCGGTTTGTCATTTGATAATCTTGAAGATGGCGAGATTCCTTTAGATTCAATTGACGGCGAAAATGCAGTTCTTTCAGTATTTTCTGCAGACGAAACGGTAGAAGATGAATTGGAAGGAGATATGGTTTTAAAATGTTCCATTTCTGAAGGAGAATCTGGTGTAACAGTTTCTGCTGAAATTATGGTTTACTTCGAAGATGGAGAAGCAGTTGCATTGACTGACGTTGAATTTGAAGTAGAGAAAGAAGATGGCGAGGAAGCCGAAGACGAAATGGAAGATAATCTAGAAGAAGAATTTGAAACTGGTAAAGTCTTTAACGTCATCTTATTCAAACCAACCACAAGAAGATTCTTATCTTCGATTATCCACGCAAACTCAGTAGAAGAAGTTGAGAAGATTGTTTCAGAAGAAATGCCTTTGTATGTAGTTCACTCAATTAATCCTATTGAAGTAACAGATACAACTAAATAAGGGAATAACATGAATTCATTTACTAAAGCATATATGGAAGTCCTCAACGAAGGTACCTTCTTGATGGGACAAGATACAACTCTTGCAGATATCTTAAAGGAAACTAAGTTTGAAGATTTTTCTAAATCAGATTTTGATGCATTTGCTGGTGTGGAAACAGATAATCCTGTTATAGGAACATATAAAGATTACCAGGTAATCATAGATGGTAATGACATTATATTGATATCTGATAATGAAGAATCAGCTGGTTTTTCTCAAAAGAATTTCTCGTTGAAGTTACAATCAACCATTTAATGATTCTAAATTTAACAAAAGACAATATTAAATTATATGCAGCCAGTGTTTACCAAAATCCTGGCTGCGCTTCGTCTTTAGAATTTGAAGAGGATTATCTTCGAATCAAATATCTGAAGACGATTTTATATAAATATCTAAATAACAAGAGTATAAATATTCGTATTTTGTTAAATCATATTATTTGTATACAGAATGTTTTTCCTGGAGAAGCAACTGCTAAGATCTTATTCGTTGTGTTTTCTGAATCTTCGTGGAATGCATTAGCAACAATCTTGATCTATTTGTCTTTGATGCCTCCAGAAATTAGAGGAATAACGGGAAAAACGATTACTCTATCATCAATATCTATAGACAATAATCTATTAGAAAAATTAAAGGAACTATGATGTTATTAGAAGGCGTTTACGGAAGTTTCAAATTAACTGAAGATTCGACAAAGAAATTATCTGAATGGATAAAAGATAACAATGTTATAGAACCTGTTGAAGATGAAGATTTTCATATCACAACAACTTATTCAAAGGTCGATCCAGAACAAGAAATAATTCCTTCCGAAAAGAACAATATCAGATTAGATCATAAAGAATTTTCTATAGCAACATATGGTCGGGCTTTGGTTATTGAAGTGGAATCGAAAGATCTCGAAACAATTCATAAATCAGCAATAGATTCTGGCGCTTCTTATGATTACGAAACTTATAAACCGCACATAACCATTTCTTATAATGCAGAAGCAAACGAAAACATAATTCCTCTTCTATTTCCTCCAGATTTTGATATCGTTCTTTCTCATGAAGAAGTAGAACCTCTAAATTATAATTTTTGGGGTTGGATTAAGCCTGATGGTTCTCTTCTTCTTCCAACAGAAAAGATGAGGTACTCTTATAATGAGTATTCACACATAGATGTATTAAAAAAACAACAAAAATCAATTTCTAGTTATGACGCAGCATATAAATTGAATTATATTCGTTTCTATGTAGAAACGGCATTAGATCGCCTTGTTTTTGATTGTCCAAACACAGTTCCTGCTTCTATTGTTGAAAAAGGATACAAGAATATTCTATATTATGTCAGAACTAAACAATTCAAATTTTATATAAAAAAGAAAAAAGGTCGTAACGAAACTCATGATTTTGAAACAATTGATAGTGGCAATTCTTTACAAGAATTGCTTGCCAAATTGGTGAAGCTGCAGGAATCAGATGCACCCGCCAATTCAACAGCAAATATTGCTACTTATGCAAAACCAATGACATTTAAGATGTTTAAAAGAAAAATGGATTTGAAATAGGTGTTTTATGGACAAGGGTTTAGAACAAATGGAAAAAGACGTCCAAGAAATTAAAGTTCAAGTAGAACTTGTCAAGAAAGACATTCAACAATTCCAAAAAGTAGTGGATAAACTAGACACAACAAACGATAAAATTCAAGAGTTGATTAATAACATAACAACCATCACAACACAACATCAACAAAAAATAGTTGACTCGGAAACGAATTCTAAGTATATCTGGGAAGAAATTGCTGATGTTAAAAAACAAATTGCTTCCGAGAAAAAAACTATAGAAGAAAGATTAACTGATTTAGAAAAATCAAAGTGGATGTTAATTGGTGGTGTATCTTTCTTAACTCTATTGATGAATATTGTTTCTACTTTTGTAAAGAGTAATTAAATGAAATCCTTCAAACAATTTCTTATTGAAAACGAATTATCTATTGGTAAATGGGAAATTATTGCCTCAACTGAAAGAAGAAGAAAGTATGCTGAAAATCTATTCGATCTAGTTCAAACAGCATATAAGGACACACCATATGGTTCATTTATTAAAACTGTAGATAATGTAATTAATGGTATTAAGAATGAAACAGATCCAACAAAACCACCGACAATTTCAGATTGGCAAGTAATTAATCTAGACTCAGATCCATATGCAGAAGCCACAGTATTCTATAGAAAAAATAGATCAGATGAAACTTGGATTGGAAATAAGATACAAGGTATAGGACATGATGGAAGATATCATAATAGAATTAAATCATCTCAGTATGCTGTAGAAAAGATTGTTGAATTGATTAATGAAGAGGGTTGGTGGATAGAAGTTTCAGATGCGTTGAAATACATTTTATTTAAAAGATATAATGGAAAATTTCCTGTTGTTTCTGATGTTGTGTTTTTGAGAAAATTATATAATGATCCAACTCTTGAAATGATTGATGAAGTTACATACACTAGAGATATTGGTAGTGGAAGAATCCAGGAATCTACCCTGGGAAAACCTGTTCTTAAGATGAAAGAAGAATCTCTAGATGAAGGTCTTTCGGATTGGTTGAGGAATATTGTGCTCGCTGCTGGTCTATTCGCTTCGGGGGAGCAGGGTGCAGAAGCAAAAAGAATAACAGTTTATCCTGATGGTAAGGCAATTTATACTGATACAGGAAAACCAGTAATCAATAAATTACCCAAACTACAATCTACAAAGAATATATTATTAAATGTCAAAGCAGATACTCCTGATGAAAGAAAGAAACTTTTGAATAAGATGGCGATTGCTTCTGGAATAAAAGGAAACGAGTTAGAACATTTTATTGCACAAGCTAGTCATGAAACATTAGATTTCTCGAAGCTTGAAGAAATTGGTTCTAATAATAAATTTGAATTAAAATATGGTCCGAATTCTAGAATAGGAAAAAAATTAGGTAACGATACCAAAGGTGATGGGGCGAAATTCAAAGGACGTGGTTTCTTACAATTAACAGGTAAGTATAATTATGAGAAGATTGGTAAGATATTAAATCTAGATCTTGTTTCTAATCCTAATATGATTTCTAAGTATCCTGGTGTTGCAGCTGCTACTGCTATTGCTTATTGGAAATGGAGAGTTAAACCTAATGTTAAATCTTTCGCAACAAAAGATACAGTTTCGAAAGTTACTAAGCAAATCTCCGGATCTAGTAAAGAAAAACATATAGATAGAAGAAAACCAAAAAAGTAGTTTTATAGGAAATGGTAAGTATGAAATCATTTAAATCGTTCGTAACGGAAAAGAAATTTGCAGATCTTAAACCAACAAAAGGTAAATGGGCAAACTTATCATAAGAATAAGTTATTGCTTTCTTCAACTTAATAAGGTATAATATAGTTATATCATATGATTCATAATGAGGTTTATGTCAAAAGAATACGTCAACAATCAAGAGTTACTACAAGCACTAGTTAACTATAAACAGTCTGTTGCAGAAGCCGAAAACACTGGATTACCGAAACCCAGGGTTCCTGAATATATTGGAGAATGCATTCTTAAGATTACCGAGAATATTGCTAAAAGACCGAATTTTTCAGGTTATACATTTAGAGAAGATATGATAGGTGATGCTGTCGAAAACTGTCTATTATATCTTCATAACTTTAATGAGGAAGCTTCACAAAATGCATTTGGTTATTTCTCTAAGATTATCTGGTACGCATTCTTAAGAAGAATTGAAAAAGAATCTACAGAAACTTATGTCAAATTCAAATCTCTTGAAGCTTCTCCTTTATTCACAGATCACAAGATGGAATCTAAAAAATTCGTTAATCTTAATAAGTCTGTTCTGAATGAAAACACAATTCATATCATTGAAAAATATGAAGAAAAGATATTGAGAAGAAAGAAGATAAAGGTTCTCGATGAGAGTCTAACTAAATTAGAGGAGTTTATGGAATAATGTTTGTAGCTCTTATCACCGACACACATTTCGGTATCAAAAATGATTCTCCTCTATTCTATGAATATTTCGATTTATTCTTAGATAATGTCTTCTTTCCGACCATAGAACAAAAAGGAATAGACAAGATAATTCACTTGGGAGATTGTTTTGATAGAAGGAAATATGTAAATTTCAATACTCTAACATGGGCTAGATCTTCTTTCTTTGATAGAATTCAGGATATAGCCACAATGGATATTATCATTGGGAATCATGATACATATTTTAAGAATACGAATGATGTCAATTCTCCCAATCTATTGCTTAGTGATTATGATAATATTCGCATATTTGATGATGTGTATGAAGAAGACAATTTAATATACGTTCCTTGGATTACAGAAGATAAAAAGAAAGACGTATTAGAAAAGATTTCGAAATCTTCTGCTAACATTCTTCTTGGTCATCTTGAAGTAAAAGGATATACTATGTTCAAGGGCGCAATCTGCGATCATGGTTTGTCTTCTGATATTTTCTACAATTATGATCTAGTTCTTTCAGGACATTTTCATTCTAAGAACGATTCGTCAAATATCTATTATCTTGGATGTCCTTGGGATTTGATGTTTAATGACGTCGATGATGTTAAAGGTTTCCATATCTTAGATACAGAAACAGCTGAATTGACTTTCATTGAGAACCCATATAAATTATTTAATAAATTATATTATGATGATTCTTCTGCAAAGAAGGTTCAAGATGTTCTTTATTCTGATAAAAAATACAATTCATTAACAAAGACTTTCATTAAAGTTTATATTAAAGCTAAAACAAACCCAGTATTTTTCGATAGATTTTGTGATCGATTAACAGAATCGAATCCTTATTCTGTAGTTTATGCTGAACAATATCTAGACATTGAAGATTCAGAAGAAGTCGCTTCACTATCAGAAGATACTCTTTCTCTTCTAAAATCTTCTATCGAAGATTATGTAGATTTAATACCTGATGATAGTAAAATGCGAGAATTAGAAACATTATTATCAGATTTATATACCGAGGCAATAAAATCATGATTATATTTGAAAAAATGAAATATAAAAATATTCTTTCAACCGGAAATAAATTTAATGAAATAATATTCAATGGTGTGAAAACAAATCTCTGCATCGGAAAAAATGGTGAAGGAAAATCAACTTTTCTTGACGCATTAACTTTCGTTCTATACGGTAAACCTTTCAGAAAAATCAACAAACCACAACTAATTAATTCTACAAATAACTCAGATTTACTTGTTGAAATTAACTTTAAAATCAATAAAGATTCATACCTAATACGTCGTGGTATGAAACCAAATATTTTCGAAATCTTTACAAATAACAAGTTAATAGATCAGAATGCAATCTCAAGAGATTATCAAGAATTACTGGAAAATCATATCTTGAAGATGAATTATAAAACATTCACTCAGATTGTCGTTATTGGAAACGCAACTTACATGCCATTTATGAAGTTGAATCCAGTAGATAGAAGAAATATCGTTGAAAATCTTTTGGATATTGATATCTTCTCTAAGATGAATTCTCTTCTTAAAACAAAAGTGTCTAAGACAAAAGAAGAAATAAATGGAACTTCTTATAAACTAGATCTATCTAAAGAAAAGATGAAGATACATAAGAATCTAATTTCGAATTCAACATCAGATATTGACAAATCAATCACAGATATCGATGCTGAAATGAGACGAAATGAATTGCAAGTAATTGCAAAAGAATTGGCTATAGATAAATTGAATAAAGAGATTCAAGAGATCATTGTTAATGATTCAAAAATCAGTACCCTTACTTCTAAGATATCCAATCTTACACATTATTCTGTAACTTTTAAAGAAAAGATGAAGAATCTGTCGAAAGAAATTAAATTCTTCAATACAAATGATTCTTGTCCAACTTGTACACAATCTATTCCAGAAGAATTTAAATCAACTACATTATCATCTAAAGAAAAAGAATTAACCAAATATAATGATGCCATATCATCCTGTAATTCTGAGATTAATAGTATATCTATCGAGATAGAAGAAATTAACAAAAATATAGAAGAGATTAAAGAAAGAAAGACAGAAATAACAAAGAGACAATTTGAAATTGATTCTATTACACAATATATCGGTAAGTTATCAAAACAGATTAATGATTTAAGAGTTAAGAAGATTGAAGATGTAAAGAAGATCGAAGAAGAAAAGACAATCTTAGAACAGGAATTGGAAACTCTGAATGAAGAACGTGATACTCTTCTAAATCAACAACACCTACAATCCATTGCAGCAATTCTTTTGAAAGATGATGGAATCAAAACGAAAATTATTCGTCATTATCTTCCAGTAATGAATAAGATTATCAACAAGTATCTACAATTAATGGACTTCTATGTCAACTTTTCACTTGATGAAAACTTCGATGAAGTCATCAAGAATAAATCAAAAGAGAATTTTACTTATCATTCCTTCTCTGAAGGCGAGAAATTAAGAATCGATCTTGCTATCCTTTTTACTTGGAGAGAAATTTCAAAGATGAAGAATGCTGCAAATACTAATTTGTTGATTCTTGATGAAATTCTTGATTCATCATTGGATGCTCTGGGTATTGATGATTTCTTGAAAATCTTATCTTCTAGTAAAGAACAAACTAATACCTTTGTTATTTCGCATAGAAGTGATGGAATTCAAGATAAATTTGAGAGAATCTATAGATTCTCTAAGGTAAATGGTTTCACTAAGATATCTATAGATTAAATATTCATAGATATATTATATTTTTTCATTTTGTTGGTTTTGGTTTTTTCGAAGAGTAAATCTTCCTGATCTTCTACTATCTTTATAAGAACAACATCTCCGGATTGTAATCGTTCGTCAGAAAGAACGCAAGATAACGGGATTTCAATTTTGCTAGAAATAACTCTCTTCAAATTTCTTGCACCATATTCTTCGGAAAAACCTTTTTCTATCAACCAGTCTTTTGTCTTATCTTCCATAACAAAAAAGATTTTCTTTAGATTCATCTTAGACGATAATATTCTATATTGGATATCAGATAACTGTAGTTCCAGAATCTTTTTCATATGTTCTGGTGTTAATGTTTCGAATTTAATTGTCACATCAATTCTATTCAAGAATTCTGGTCTAAATTTTGATCTCATCGATTTATCTAGTAGAGACAATTCTTCTTCTTCGTCGACCTCTTTGTTAACAAATCCTATCGTTTTAGATCTTTGCACATACTCCTCAACACCAATATTTGATGTGAATATAATGAAACAATTTCTGAAATTCACAGAATCATTATTTCCCAATTTAATTTCTCCCTTATCTAATATAGAAAGAAGTAGATTAAATAGAGAATCTGTAGCTTTCTCAATCTCATCGAATAGAATGACATTCGGAACAACTCCTTCTACATCTTTTTTGTTGAAGAATGCTTTGGTTTCCGAGTGTCCTATATAACCAGGAGGAGCTCCAATTAATTTGGCAAGCTCATGAGATTGTTGATACTCACCACAATTTACTTTAAGAAACCTATCAACACCAAAAAACTTAGCCAATTCTTCTGCTACTTTCGTTTTCCCGCAACCAGTTTTACCAGCAAAGAAGAAAGAAGATATAGGTCGAGTTGGATCAGATAAACCATTATAGAACTTTTGTGTAGATATCGCCAATTCTCTTATGGCTTTTTCTTGACCAACAACAACATTATTCAATTTATCTTCTAATTCTTTTGCTGGTCCAGACAGATTTCTAGAGTTTAAGATCATCATGATCCTCCTGAAACTATTTATTGGTATATGTGAAAATGCCGCCTTCTGTTTCCAGGTGGCGGCGAACCCAGTCTTATGCTGTTTAAGCAGCAGCAGACATTACTAATACGTTAGTATTTGCGTTTATAGTTTACGCTGTTATGGTAGTCGTCTACCAGAAATCTACTCTCATCTATTCCTGCCAATCGATACTGATTCAGGCCCACCAAAGTATACTCTTTGTCAATATCCCCGCAGATATCATACGTTTGGTGTAGGACTCAACTTCATAGGTCGAGCGAGTATACTTTGGTGGACCTGCTGGGTTCCGCCCCCAGGTCTTGCACAGTTGTTGAATCGGATCAACGATTTCAATTTTTATTTATTAGTCTTCCTCTCACCAATCCAAAAGATTCAGTCTCAAATATCAAATAATTATTTGTGCCATCATTATACCAATGCTTACCATAAGCACTATTAGACTTATTTTTTCTTGATTCTCTCCACTCAGAAATCAATATCCAGCCATATGGCTGTTCATTTATTTTGAATTTGTGTTTATTTGAATTCAATTCCGAATTACTAGGCAGCTGTGTTATATTAGCTGGAACATATATATGTTTGCCGAATTGACTATTTTTTTCACCTTTTTGGTGATTTATCTTTTTGAGTGTATTTTTGCGTTTTACAATGGCTTCTTTAGATTGTGCTAATGTGATCGCTTTTGTGTGATTCTCTGGATTTAACTTAAAATTTCCTTTTGTTTTTATTCCAATCAAAGGATTACCATATTTCTCTAGCCTATCTTTAGCAGCATTACTTTGTAAAATACTTATCAATTCTTGTTTATCTATCATTTTAGATAATCCTTGCCAAGCAAGTTTATCTTGCCACAGACCATATTGTTCGTAAAGTAGTCTGTGTGCTTCTGCGTGTTCTTCTACAGTTAATTTAATCAGATTAGATGATTCATTTGTACCACCCATATGTTTTGGTACGATGTGATGTATGTGATAAATAGTTTTTGACATATGCTAGAGTCCTCTTCTAGTATTTTGTTTGGGAAAGGTATGTGACTACCTTTCCCTCAACTATTTATATTATGCTGGGAGTCGAACCCAGGTCCGAAACGTATTCAATCCAGATCAACACCTATCAAAACTTATTTATTCATTTATTTTATCTTTGATCTGTTCCAATTCATCAATACAAGTTTCTAACCCTTTAATAAATCCCAAATCATATAAATCATCACCAGATGGATGTTTCTTAATATGTGCTAATTGTTTTTTAACTTGACGAATAGATTGTTTGATTTGTTTGATGATCGTATCTTGTGTTTCCCAAACCATCTCTTCTGCCGTTTCACTGAAAATGCCCATATTCTTTTCTAATTCCTCAATAGCAATATTCTTATTTGTAATTCTATTTTTGGTAGAAAACGAATCTATAACAAGACCCGTTGTTAAATGTATTAACCTGACACCAGCTGGATTCTCATTCAATTTTTGATCTGGTGTCAGGAAATATTCAAATGTACACTGTGTGTTAATCGTGTGAATATTCATCCACATCAATTTGACCATTACGATATACAGTAATCTCTGCGTGATCACCAAACATTTGACGAAGATCTTCATCTTCAAACATAGATAGAAGTTCGTCTACTTCATTATATGCCTTCTTTATTGAATCGATCGAATCGAAAGAAAGATCTTCAAGATCAATCTCTTTACTATATTGTTCGTTATTCAAAGTCCAGTTATCAACATGATCACAAGAGTTATTGAATCTATAATAATCTCGATTAACACCAAATACACAAGTGTCACCATCATTGAAATAAGGTGTATATTGATTCCAAGAAAATGAATTCAATTGTGGATTGTCATTGAAGATATCTTTTGTGATATCACCAAATACACTCTTTGCGTTATCTCGTAACATCTTCATATGTTCGTCACGAATTACCTTAAATTCATTAATCTTTGCAATAAATTCATTCTTAGTCATATTAATCAATCCTCATTTTATTAGTTACAGTTTTTGCAATTTTCTTGTGAGAAGAAGGAACAGTGTCTTTACCAGCATTCATCCAAGATTTATATTCCATTTCTTCCAAATAATCAGAAGCATTTGGAATATATCGATTACCAAAATCCTCTAGGATATGTTGCTCACCAATATCCCTGACAGATACATTCCGACCATCAGAATTTTTGATATTCACCCCAAATATTTTTTCTAAGATAGTTGAAAGAAACCAAGAATTATGAGTTAATGCACGATGACGATTATCTGACATCGCACCCTTCGACGAATCCATCAGATTATGGATATCAAAATAATCTTCTGGAACACCACCAAACTTCTTAACAGAAGATACTGCGTGAATCCAAGGTTTTGCCATAATTTATTATACCTTATTCAATTGTTCTAGTCAACTTGAACCCGACAGTTCCGCCTTCTGATTTAATTTTAGCGCAGACTTCTTCGAAAAGAATCGGTGCATACTCAGTGTGTTCGACGCAGACATTATGATATCTAATATCTGGAATATTATTGACGTGGAGATGGCCATGAATATTACATCCAAATCTACCAAGCGATTCATTATGAACTGGAATATGACTCAAGATCATACCATTCATCACATGATACGAACGAATGTCACGAAAATATTCTGTGTAATCCGACAACTTGAAGATATCATGATTGCCACGAATCAAGATCTTATCTCCATTCAGTCTAGATAAAATTTTAAGGTTCTTTCTAGAAATGACAACATCGCCTAGATGATAGATCTTATCATTTGGTTTGACTCTTGCATTCCAAGCTTCAACCATATATTCATCCATTTCTCCGGCCGAAGAGAACGGTCGCATCGGTGACCCGTCTTCCCTCTTAAATACTGTACATGTTTTCTCGTGACCAAAGTGGGTGTCACTAATTAACCAAACTGAAGGCATAATTTTCTCTATAGATCCTTTTCTAAATTCTCATTAACATGATTCCACGTTCCACATCCAAATGCATTTCGTGTTTCTTTAAGAATACAACTGTATAAAGAATCGTATTCGTTTCCCCTATAAACATACTTATCTGTTTCTTTGTTGAACGTAATCGATTCTTTAAATTTATCTGCTTCTATGAGCATATTTAATAAGATGTTATATTTTTCAAGTAAGTTTGCAGCATTCTTTTGTTCATCTTCAGTTGCGCAACCAGATTTCAATTCAAAATATACATCCCAAACACCCGCAGATGTGATAGAATCAATTGTATGTTGTTCTTTGTTGAGAACAACAATCATTCTTTGTTTTAATGCTTCTATTCGTTTAGATTGTGACATTATCGATTCGCTTCCGGCCGATCGAAAGAATCTTCACGATCCTGGATATTGCGAGCAGCCATTTGGCGATACTCAGCAGCAGTAAGCTTTTCCATACATTCAGTATACCGTATCCTTCGTCTGAATCAAAGTTTTTTCAGAACTATATTCTCTTTATTTTCAATAACTTACGGTAAATCGTTGATTCTAAACGAGATATTCTTCCGAAGAATATTCTCTTTGTTTTCAATGACTTGTTGCAAGTCATTCATTTTAAACGGAATATAATTTACAAAAAACTTTGATTCGGATCTCCAATAAGGTATAATGGTTATATGAAGAAGAGAGAAACCGCTAAAGAAAAACGTGAACGATTGGCTCTTGAAGAGCAAATTCGAAATGATAATGAATGGCTTGAATTGAAGAAACAGTATCCAAGCATCCTTTTGGATTTCGTGTTCATCTTCTCGAAGCTTCCTAATTACGAAGTAAACAAGCACGAAGCAGTATATTCCTTCACTGATCGTGTATATGATTCTCCATTCTTTCTTCCGATTGTCTTACCGAATGATTATGATTTTGATGTGATCTTCGAAATCCAAAGAATGAATGATTATCTCGAAGAAATTCGCCTGAAAGAAGAGTACGAGAAAGAGAAGAATCGAAAGATCTATGCTGCTCTTGCTAAGTTAACCAAAGAAGAAAAAGAACTGTTGGGTCTGTAGAATCGACATCGTCTTCGGAGAAAGAAATAAAACAAACAATTAATATTAAATATCGTGTTGATTTAATCGAATCTGAACGTGGCTGGGGCCAAACATTATTTTTGACCAAATACTTCGAAATATGATCTGGGAATCGATCTTTCTCAAATATTGTGATTATGCAAAAACCAAATTGAATGTATCGGATATTACTATATTTGTAAATGAAGAACAAGAATCATTATTTGAGAAGATCGATTTCTTCGTTGATGGGTGTGCATTTATTGAAGATGATTGGACACTAATAGATTTATACACCGAATCATATGATCGTTACGATTTACTATTATGTGTGTTGATTCACGAAATTGGTCATGTTATCTGTTGGAATAAATATGGTTACGATCATACTGAAGAAGATGCTTGGGATAATGGTGGATCTATCTTAGAACAAAACGAAATTCCGGAATGTTTTGATCTGGTGAAAGTTGAGGCTTTGAGTAGTTATGCTAGAATTGCAAAAATTTCTGAACACGAATTTTGGCGATAGGCTTCGTCTGTCAAGCGAATATGGTGTGTATTCTAAACAACACAATCAATATCCAAATCTGTACCAATTCACTTATGATCAGATTGAATCTTCGAAGATCAAAGATCATCCGATCGTGCGAGAATCTCGTGGTATTATCCTGGATCGTGATGCCTCTTGGTCGGTAGTTGCTCGTCCTTTCGATCGATTCTTTAATTGGGGCGAGAATGTCACTGAAGTTAACTTTGATTGGTCTTCCTTTGTAGCACAAGAAAAGATTGACGGATCATTAATGATCCTATACAATTATCTTGGTAAATGGAATGTTGCCACCAAAGGTTCTCCTGATGCGAATGGTACTATCGGTGATAATTCGTTCACATTCGCTGAGTTATTCTGGGAAACCTTCAAACAACAAATGTATTCTGTTTCTGATCTAGATCCTAGAAATACATATATGTTTGAATTGACTTCAAAGTATAATCGTGTAGTTACTTCTCAGTTGAATAACGAAGGCAAGTTAACTCTAATTGGTGTTCGTGATAATAATACTGGTCAAGAGTTTCCAGTTTCTTTGTACAAAGATATCTTCGATGTGGTTCGATCATATGATATGAATACTATCGATGAGATCTTAATTGCAGCAAAAGAACTCGATCCTTCTAAACAAGAAGGCTTCGTTCTAGTTGATAAGAACTATAATAGAATCAAAGTTAAGTCAGAGAAGTATGTTTTGATTCATCATCTGAATTCTGGTAACGTTCGCCGCAGCTTACTAAATCTTTGGAAATCAGGAGATTCGGAAGAGCTATTATCATATCATACGGAATTTCGAAATGAATTTAATAATTTAGATGCGTCTATTCATTTATTATGCCAAGAAATAGACAATGGATGGTCGATGACAAAACACATCATTGATAGGAAAGAATTTGCTTTAACTGTTAATCAATACTACAAACATATTTCATCTGCCCTTTTTATGAAAAAAGATAATAAATTGAAAAATACAATAGATTATTTTAAAAATATGGATATTAAAAAATTAGAAAAAATATTAGACTTTGTTAAATACGAGAAAGACGATTATTTTTTCTAGTTTCTACCATTTGAGATTTTTGTTTCAAACTAATAATTCGTCCTGGAATAAGTAAATGATTTGTATCGTCGATATGTTCTAGATCCTTTACTTTAATAAATATATTTTTTGTCCCATCATTATACCACTTCCCTCCCTTATTATTTTTCTTATTTTTATTTTCTATCAAAGAGGCGGACCGTTTTTTCTTCGTTTCTTCAGATTGTTTTTTATTAAAAGAAGGATTTTTAGAACCCAATTTAGATTCAGACATATTTTTTTTCTGTTTATCGGTTCTTTTTTGTCCGACGACATATGTATTGCCCAATTTAGATAAACCCATTTTCTTACGGTGAATTTCAGATTTTCTTTTACCTAGTAGTGCAGCAGATATTTCGGCTTTGGTTTCTGGAGTGTGGTTCTTTCCATACCTAGGAGACTTTTCTCCAGTTTTTCCATACATAGGAGACTTTTCTCCAGACCTTTTGTCTAGTGCTTCCGGAGTGTATTTATAACCAGACACCCCTTCCCCGCCATCGGTCTTATTTCTCAGGATTCCTGTTCCTAGATCTTTTCGACCATAGAACTGTATTAGTCTTATTTCTTCGTCGAAGGCTTCTGATTCTGACAGATTTTCGAAGAGAATAGATATTCTAGAAGATTCAACAGGACGAAATCGTCTCTTACACCAGGCTCTGTTACCCTGACCTTTTCCAATATAATATGGAGTCCCATCTTCTCTTAGAAAAGCATAGACATAGAATCTGGCTGGGTCTTTATAAATAGTTTTAGACATATAAGCTACCTCCCAAGTAGTTTGTGTGTTCAGATGGGAGAAAGCGAACACTTTCTCCCCATAATTATTTATAAAAATATATTCTTGACTATTTTATCAGAATTTGAAATTATCAAAGTTCTTCTTATATGAAGATCCTCACCGTACTTGCGAATTGTATGAAAGTTCTAATTGGTATAAGTTTAAGAAATTCATTCGCTTAGAAAAATAAAGGGGCCGCTGGCCCCTATTTCTTTATTTGTAATAACATTTTCTGAAGTGCGTTAAATAGATTCTTCTCATTAGAGAATTGTTCATAATTCATCATTAATTCTAAATCGTTATCTAACTCGGAATTAGTATTTGTCATAATCAATAAAGACTCATATTCTTCATATCCTTCCGTGTCAACATAAACAGATTCGACGGATTCAACTCCATCTGGAGTCATAAACACTGCAGACAATTCATCAGGATTTTCTGGAATAGAAGTAAGTTTATCTGACAAAGAAATAGATTCTATAAAATCATCTTTTGTTCTTTGTAACTCTTTGGATACAAATAATCTGACGCCAAGTATTGCCCAAATCTTGATTCCTTCTCTTCCATATAAATTCTTCCACATCTTTCTTGCACCAGCAGATTGAGTATCTAATGCTGCAAGATTGATTCCCCTCTTTATCAATCCCATATATGTTGCAGGCATAATTCCTTTTCCAATATATTCTGTTTTCAAATATGAATTGATGATCTCATAAAAATCATATCCGTACCGATTATATATTGGTCTCTTGTATAGATGCAACATACCAATACATCTTGGGGTCTTGTTGACCATAACCCAATTAGTTATGTATGTTACTGGCCCCTTTGTAAAATATCTGACTTCTATAATAATATCATCTTTTGTTTTAAACAAAAGAGGCTTGTCAAATTCACTATATATTGTTGCATATTCTTGTGAACTTGGAAAATCTCGTGTTGATTTAGCGAAATCTTTCGTGATTGAAAGATTTCGCTGTAATTCTACTATATGATTAGAAAATTCTTTAAATAACATACATATATTTATTAGAATTTGAAATTATCGAAGTTCTTCTTATATTTCGAAGAACCATATCCTGAATCAAATTCACCATAATTATTATCCTGATAAGGATCTTGAATACCACCTTCTCCATCAATCTGAATATCACCGATATCAAATAATCTCATCTTAGATCTATCAATACCAACCAAGAATTTCTTATTCTTAGTCACATCATTATATCTATTCTTCAACTGTTTAATCATCAACTGACCAAGTTTTTCTAATTCTTCTGTATTAATTAGAGCAATCATGAAATCGCAAGTGGCGGCGACGCCGAAACTTTCTGCAATATCACCCATACCAGCATCAGAATCAGACGCTCCAGATCTCGTAAATTGTGATGCGGATACGATCGGAAGATTAGCTTCTACAGCAAGACCACGAACTTCTTCAGCAATAGACTTAACCAACATATAAGAATTTACTTGACCGTTATTCTTAATTCTTGAAGAAGCACAAATATTCAAATAATCAATATAGATAATATCTGGAATAAACTTCTTCTTTAGAGCAAGTTCATGTAGAAGATATCTGAAGTGTGATACGTTGGCTGAACCAGTTGGATATTCCTTGATAACCAACTTGCCTGGTGTTCGACTTTCTAACTTATTAATTAGTGATAAGAATTGTTTCTTAGAAATTTGTTTTAGAGTATCTAAGGTAATATCCAATAGATTCGCATCAATTCTCTCGGCGATTCTTTCTTCAGCCATTTCACATGTAATATACAAAACATTCTTACCATCAAGAACATTAGAAGCTGCCATATGACACATCGCCAAAGTTTTTCCAGCATTAACACCACCAAGAATTAAGTTTAGAGTTTTTCTCGGAAGTCCTCCACCAGTAATAAGATTTAAATTCTGGATATCAAAACGAATTCTCTCTTCTTTCTTATGATAAAATTCAAATCTTGTTTCTGCATCAGAAACAAAATCATGACCAACTGATGGATCGAATGTAATTGCAAGAGCTTCTTTAAGAATTTCAGGAATAGAACCTTTATCTCTAGTATCTTTTTCATCAGATATAATCTTAATAGAATCTAAGATTGCATTATGCAATGATTTTTCTTTACAAAATGATTCAGTCTGTTTGATCAAGAATTTTAAATCAGTTTGCTCATTCTTCGACCAAGAATCTAATAGATTAGATATTACTTCTGAGTCTTCAATTTTAATCTTCTTAGATTCAGAAGTCATAATCTTAATAGCTTCTACGGAAGCTTGTTTATTATATTCTGTGACAAATGAATTAATGAATTTAAATATACTTCTATCATTATGATCTGAAAAATATTCAGACTTTAGAAAGGGTAATACTGATCTAGTATATTCTTCGTTATGTAAGAGATTCTTTAAAACCAAATGTTCAATTTTCATAATTAGTTTTCTCCTGTGATAACGACCAAGAATTAGAGTCTGAACCTGAGCCTGAAGAAGATAAATTTGCAGACCAAGATTCTGATTTGGGTATCTCTCCGGACCAAGACCAGGATCCCGATCTGCGTGAATTTCCAATTCCACTCCATGATCCAGAAAATAAACGAGTCCAATATATATATTCTGATTTCTTTCTTAATTTGTGAATCATAAATTGGATGTCCCGGATTTAGAACCATATCGATATCTACTGTCGGTAATCCATGATAGATAATGATTAGATTGGCCAGACTTAGAAGATAAGAAGATACTCGAAGAGGTTCCGCATCTATGGAGACCGGAGAAGAACCTCTTCTTGGAATTAAATCTCAATCTAATAGATTTTCTTTTTGTTGTTAACATATTTCCATTTATCTTGAATAATCTAGAATAATTAATTTCCAGACCTAGACCAAGACCTAGACCTAGACCTAGACCAAGACTCAGACCTAGACTCAGACCTAGACCAAGACCCAGACCTAGACCTAGACCCAGACCTAGACCAAGACCCAATATTTCTTTTGTAAATTGATTTCTTTATCATATTTTTAGTTAGACCCAGACCAAGACCCAGACCAAGACCCAGACCCAGACCCAGACCCAGACCTAGACCTAGACCTAGACCAAGACCAAGACCTAGACCCAGACCAAGACCCAGACCAAGACCTAGACCAAGACCAAGACCAAGACCTAGACCCAGACCAAGACCCAGACCAAGACCCAATATTTCTTTTGTAAATTGATTTCTTTATCATATTACAATTATAACTTATTTTGTAATATTAGTCAACTGGGAATCATTTGCATGCAAAATAGCATATTCTAATATCTTCTTAATTAATTTCTTGACAATTTGAATCAGAGTTTTATCATTACTGGATACATTATTGGGAGAGTACACAACTGTCATATCAAACGTCAATATAGAAGAATCTTCTTCTTCACAAGTTATATCTGTTATTTCTATAATAGTTTCTTTATGTTTTCCTTCATCTAATCTCAATAATATCTTTTCGTTATTGTTGTGTTCTGTAATAAAGAACGATGCTTTCATATCTGAAAATGGTACTATCTTATATGATTCTTCTTTTTGTTTAGTATTTTTCATTTATATCTCCAAAAGAAAGAGGACTTAGTCCTCTTCTGCATATTCTTCCGTTGTTTCATCTTCTACAATCTTATTAGATAACTTAAATTTATAGATAACATAATCTTGAAAAGTTTTATCTTGCATAATAGATTCCCAAAAATCTTCAGTATTTGTGGCATCTAATCGATAATTCTTATCTTCTCCTACTTTTTGGTACCATCCATTTTTTGGTTTGATTACATGTCCCGATTCCAAAGCGAGATCCATCAATCCAGAATATTTACTAATTCCGTCATTGAATTTAACTTGAAATGTTAATTTACTCTTCTCTTTTACGAATCTAGATTTCTCAATGTTGATAGTAAAATTATAACCCACTAGATCGGTACCATCTTTTTCTTGTGTGCGTGTTACAATAAAAATCTGATTTGCAGAATATGTCACTGATGTACCACCACCAACGACGGCTTTAGAGTAGAGCTCCATTGTAGCATAAACGTGATTTATTACAAGACAAGGAATATCTTTCATAGTAAGATGGGGAGTAATGATTCTCAACAATGATCGAATCGATTTTGCTCTGGTCATATCTGCAACTGATTTTTCATCAACAGCATCATCTACTTCTTTCTTAGAAGAAAGCGATCCTAATGAATCAATCATGACGAATACTTTATCACCACGTTGTATTTCATTCAATCGTTTGACTATATCAAATTTAAGTTGTTCGATATGTTCGATTGGAATATGAATGATTCTAGAAGCGTCGATTCCATACATCTCAAGATATTCTGGTGTAATACCAAACTCAGAATCATAGAGAAGTGCTACGGAATCTTCATACTTATCAAAGTAAGCCTTCATACAATAAAGAGAAAGAAGTGTCTTGTATGACTTTGATTGTCCGGCAACTACAGTTAAACCTGAAACTAGACCACCATTCAGATCTCCAGAAAATGCAATATTTAAGATAGGAAGTTCGGTGCTAATGCAATCTTTAATATTGAAGAACGATGATTCGGATAAGATCTCTGCGTTTTTTACAGATCCTGCTTTTTGTAATTTGTCTAATAGTTTACTCATTTGTTTCCTTTTGCTGTTTGATACAGGAGCTACCTGTGTTTAATATTTAGTCGAAAAACGAATCAAGAGTTGATTTGTTTTCTAATGACCAAGAAATTGCATCTAAAATAGTAGAAATAGGTTCTATAAAAGTCTTGTGAAATTGTAAATTGTAATCTATAAATTCATGTAAGTTAAGTTCCGGAGGAAGAATTGAATTGAAAGAAATTATATTCTCTCGAATCATATTCGGTTCTTTAAGATACAAGAATTTAATCTTTTCTCCTTCGTGGATCTCAGTATACTTCTTTAGAAGATCATTCTTTTTCAAGAGATTGTTGTAAACAAGTGAACCTCTTACATGTATTGGAGTTCCTTTTGTATAGATAGAAATATTAGATGAATATGTTTTTAGATTATTAACACCTCTGGGAAATGCAATATCTTCTGGAGAAAGCGAAAGAAATTCTTTTTTTACATTATCAATATATTCACGCAAATCAGACTCATTCGATTTCATGATAATTTTAATTGCTTCTTTAATTTTACCACGACAAAATTTTGGAGTTGAAGATTTAACAGCTTCAATACCCATGATTTTCATTTTTGGTTCTGAATATCTTACTCCTTCTGAATCATAAACATTTAACATATATCTTTTCTTTGCCGTCCAAATACCACGATCGGCGATCGATTCTCTCTTCATAATCATTTTCTGTGAGTATGAATTTAGATAATCAGCTAGATCTTCATAAGAATCATTAATTATTTTCTGAAGTTGTTCTTTGCATATTTTATCTAGAAGATCAACTGTCTGTTCGTTAGTCTTATTGGGAAAGAATTTGTTTACTAGATCTTGAAGATCTAAATATGCCGAGTCCGTATCTATTGCGATAACATAATCTTTATTCGTTTTTAATATATTTCTTAGATATCCATTCAATCTATTAGAAACCCAACGAATAGCCAATTGGCCAGATACAGTAATTGATTCTGCAATTCTCTTATCTGAGAATCTAAAATATCTATTGGCAATTGCACCATAAGCTGAATTCAATGCAATCTTCTTAGCCATCTGCAGATTCTTATACTTTGAGATATCATTCAGAATTTGCTTAGTATCTTCACCAGTCTTATTTGCGGATTCTAAATCTTTTTCCGCTTGAATCATTTTTGACTTATAAATCTTACGTTGTTCGAACATCCAGGACATGAGCTGTGTCAAAAATCCATCCTTATCTCTACGATACAATTGTCCTGTCGCAGACATTGAGAAATTATTTTTCTTTAAATCTGATAGATCTATCTCCTTAGATAACAATTTATCTACAGAAATACCAGGAATAATCTTATCTATAATTGTGTCCGGAGAAAAATTCCCGCCCATAATAAGATGAGGGTACAGCGATTGTAAATCGAAAGAAACTACCCAATTATAGAATCCAGGTCTGGGTTCTTTTACATAAGCTCCTTCAATTTCTTCTTTAATTGATTCTTGTCTTTCAGGAATAACATAACCTCTTGAAAGTAGATGATTGTAAATAATAACATCCCACATTCTAATTTGAGAGAATACGTCATCGAAATTGACTTTTGCGTCATAAGCCATAGTCATAGCCAACTCGATTAATTTCATCTTATTTTCAAGAGAAACAACTAAATCCACATCTTTCGCATTGTATTCGAGAAATTTATTATAATCTTCTTTATAAAGAAGGTGAAGAGAACCATACTCAGAATAATCTAATTTATTTTCACCAAGTTCAACAGAAGCAATATAATCTAATTTATAAGATTCCTGAGCAGAGTAAGTGAATTTCTTATAGAGATCTAGATAATCAAGAACAGAGATACCGAACATATCATATGTCTGGACTTTCTTACCCATAATTTCAATAGTCTCTTCACGTAAGATTTTCCATGGCGAAAGATTCTTTGCCTTGGCTTCACCAAATACACGTGTAATTCTATTGATTAGATAGGGAATATCGAAGAATTTAACGTGCCATCCCGAAACAACATCAGGATAATTCGATTTCCAAACCTTCAAGAATTTCTCTAGTAATATCTCTTCAGATTCACAAGGAAGATATATCGCATCGGTCAAATTTCCTGTGAAATGATCAAATCCCAATACAATCTTTTTCTCTAGATTAGAAAATTTAATTGTAATGGCATTAATTTCTTCAATGGCATTTGAAATAGAAGGAAATCCATTCTCACAAGTACATTCGATATCTATATATGCAACCACAATATCTTCGGTTTTCCATTGTATATCACTGTTAGTGTTTTGTGATATCCATTGATATTGTGGTTGTATATTACCATATACTGAGAAATTACCAACATCCTTATTGCGTGCGATAAATTCTCTTGTTTCTTTTACATTCCCAGCATCAAATTCAATAACAGGATATTCATCTAAGTTCTTAAATTCCGATACTGTATTTGGTGAAGAGGCAGGAATCCAGATTCTAGGATGAAAATCATTTATCCTATCTTGTTCTCGCTTCCTGTCCTCAACATAACGAACATATAAAGTATTTCCCCAAGATTGAACATTAGTATAATATTTCATATTACTAATTATACTATATTATTTGTTATTTGTCAAGTAATTTGTATCTTAGATGAGAAGTCATTTACTTTTGCAAGCAGAGACGCACCATATCCGGAATCTAGATTAAGTCCTCTGCCACCAATTACTTGTGTTACTGCTCTATCTGCATCGGCTTGATTTGTGAATTGTATTTTTCCAGATAATCCAACCAATACAAATTTAACAGAAATAATTGCAGAAATATTTCTATCAGTTACCAACAGATCTGGATCTTGGATAATATTGAATCCACATAGATCACCATACGTTTTATAATTTGATCTACCAGTTAATTGGATGTATCCTCTCCCACGATAAGTCCAACCATCTCCTGGATTAACATTACCCATTCCCCTACCAATAACATTGGTATTTCCATAAATCAATTCAGCAAATTCTTGTGGATTGCATTTTATTCTTGACAATTCTGAATCTGACAATCGATAAACCCTAGAACCAAATATAGATTTGATTCTAGAATTATCTGTTTTACAATAATTTAGATTTTCTTCTTTTGGGATTAAACCACACTCTTTATATGCATTGGATATTATCGCTTTTTTTAAAAAATCACATTTAATACCGCAAGCTACACATGCATCTAATATTGGTTGTATAAGTTGTTTATCCATATCTATGTCCAAAGAAATCGTCTAATCTTAATAAGACGAATTAACATTTGTTCGTCTTCTTTATCATATTTAGCTTCAATCTTTGTGATTGTTTTAAACACTTGTCTTTCTTGTTTGGTTGACCGTTTTAAAGTATAATATGTTTCTCCATCACGTTGGACTTCAACAAGATCATCTCTGAGAGTTTTGCCTTTAAATACTTCATAATAATTAGCTTCAACATATGGATCTGGTCTATTTGGTCGTGTTTCTTTCCACCAAGTATAAAGATCTAGAACTTCTTTTGCTGCTTTAGCTTGATGCACTAATTCAGTTTGATTAATCTTCCAATTCAAATATTCGATACCATCTTCTGGAGAACGAAATCTTCGAAATTTCTTGTCGAACCAAGATAATTTTGAATACTTAGATCTATCAGTCCATGTATTCATCCATGCTTTTTCGATCTCAACGAAATCAACAAGAAGATTAAAATTAACATGTAACATACGAGTGTCGGTGTCATAATAACCTGGCTCCAACCCAGTATTTACGATATGATATCTTCTACATGTTCTGAAACGAACCCAATCCAATACCAGAATATACTTATCTTTAAGCATATAAAGAATATCTTCAATCTGTTCTTTCCAATAGTTTTTGTATTTCATCATGAATTCCTTCTTGTGGTTTTTAGTGAATGTATTCTATAACCACTAAAATTAAAAATTTAGTCTTAGACTTAACTGTAGTTGTCTTGAAGTTCCTAGACCAACAGTTTTATCAAGTGTTGATTGTATCGTTCCAAATACAGCTCCCTTTGTTACATCATTGTAAGATTGACCGGGTTGTAGTGTATTAGACTGACCAATTCTGGATGGAATTGCATTTGGTAATTGTGCTGGAGGATTTGTAAAATTTACATTATTAAAGATGTTATATAATTCTGTTCTGAAAATTAAATTGTATTTGTCTTTAGCATAAATCTTTTTCTGAAGAGTTAGATCTGCTTGGAAAAGCATTGGACCTCTCAACGAGTATCTAGAAGCGTTTCCAAAATATCCAGGCAACGGAACTGAGAAAGCAGCAGGATTCAAGAAAATTGTTTTATCAGTATTTTTGATATATGACGAAACTCCTAATACATAATCAGGTCTGCGGATTTGTCTTGTTTGTCCACCACCAGGAACATTAATAACAGCTACAGAATTAGACCCTACAGAACTATTATAGTACAATCCAGATGATTTGTCAAGAAAGATTATGTCGTTTCTTACGATTAATGGATCAAGAGGAAGACCTGATCTGGTATTGATAACAGAACCAATCTGCCACGTTTTCCATTCATACAATCCAACAATATTTAAATTGTGACGAATATCCGCTGCATTATTACCATAATCGGTTCTCCAATTGAAAGGATTTGCAACAGTTACAGTTTCATTTGAACCACCAGATGAACCGATTGATCTTCCCCATGTATATGATACACCATAAATTAGGCCGCTCTTCGTTTTTCTGTTTAGAGTTGCCTGTAAAGCATTATAATGATCATTACCACCTGATGTTTTTACATCAACTTCAGCAAATCTATCACCAAATTGTCTCTTTACAGTTCCAGTAGGAGTTACATCTGTGATTAGATTTCCAAGTGTTCTAATGAACAAATTTCTACCAAGAGAACCAACATACGCAACAGTTAAAACATTATCTTTAATTTGTTGTTGAACTGATGCTGTATATGAATAAACAGTTTCCGGAATATTATAACCCGAAGAATAAGCTCTTGGTTGAAAACGAAGATTTGGGTCATTGATATTGTAAGAAGCAATAATAGAAGTTGGATTAATCGGATAAGTTGTATTAGTTAGAGTCTTACTAACACGATCAGATTCAAATGGTTGGATAAGATCTTCTGGTTGTCCTGGTCCAAAATAAACACCAGTTCCTACACGAAATACAGTCTTACCATTTAGAGAATTTGGACTCCATGTTCCAGATAATCTTGGCGAAAAATTATCTTTATTTGAACGATAGACAGGAAGATTATTTGGTAAAATGTTTCCTGTTTCTGGTGACCAATTAACTAATAGATTTCTCTTTTCCTTGAAAACTGAATAGAATTCATATCTAATTCCATAATTAACAGTAAAGTTAGAAGATGCTTTCCATTCATCTTGTATATAACCAATTAAATAATTCTGAGTAATTTCTCTTTCTCCAGTTGCTCTATTATTAAATGGAGAAGGTGCAGAAAGATCACCCAAGAATTGTATTTGAAGTGGTCGATTATTAATTAGATCTTCTACGTTTGAGAAACTATAAGTTGTTCCACCAAGACGATCTGTAAATAAACGGATAAATCTTAATTCTCCACCAAACTTAAAATTATGAGAAGAATTAATCCATGAAAAATTATCAATCAAAGTAATTGAAGTATTAGTATAAGGTTGTCCACGACCATTTGTAGCAGAATTTGATCTTACTAGACCACCAGCAGTAGCAAATCCTGTGCTTGAACCTTGTGTTGTAATACCAGATAAAGCAACGCCACCAGTTAGATTAATTGAAATATCTGCTGGATTAAAGTTATTTACAATTGGTGCAGTTCCCCATGCTCTTGTTTTATAAGCATTTAATCCAATCTTGGTTTCATTAATCTTCTGTGGTGAGATAATCCATTGAACATTTGCTACAGCATTTTGTGGAACCGCAGTAACATCAATAGAATTTCCAGTAACACCTAGTGGTTGAATTGACTTACCACTATCTCTGAAGTAACGGAAATATCCAGAAAGATTATCTGAAATTTTTGAATCTAATCTTAGACCAAACGAATTTTCATCTACAGTCTGTTTTCTATCAATAGCAACAATAGAAGCATTCGGATCTGTTGTTGGAATATTTCCAACTGGATAAAGTGCTAGAAGATTTCTAACTTGTGGAACTGCTCTTGCTTTTGCTGTTTCTGATGGAACAGCTTCTCTAAACGGAACCGATTGTCTCTGTCTTAGACCTTCATATGATGCAAACCAAAAAGTCTTATCTTGCTTTACTGGACCACCAACAGAGCCACCAAATTGATTTAGACGTAAAGGATTCTTAGCAGCATCAAAGAAATTTCTAGAATCTAATACATTATTTCTAAGATATTCAAAAACACCACCATGAATCTTATTACCACCAGACTTAGTTACAATTGTGATTTGACCACCAGTTCCTGTACCATATTCTGCTGGATAATTATTAGATTCAACACGAAATTCTTGAACATTTTCCATTGAAGATTGTAATCTAAAGAATGAAGAAATCTGCCCATTTAGATTACCCGGAGAAGCATCAATAATAGAAGATCCTTCAATTCCATCATATC